TTACTTGCAAGTATTTCAATGCTGTGTTGTTCCATTTGACAATGCCAACATGATCCGGCTCAGCATCTTTGTCAAATTGAAAGAAAACAATATCACCGGCTTTGGCTTGTCCGACCGGTATCAACTTGCCGAGCATTGCAAACCATTTAAGTGCATGATCGCAACTTGCAAACCCTTTACCGGATTGAGCTGCTATTGATCCACCAAGTCCTGCTTTGTTGTAGCACCAAGATACAAAGATGGCGCACCAAGCCTGATTGTTTAAGCCATACCATTTGCCATATTTTGTGTCATTGACAGGTTGCTCCTGATAGCCAATCTCAGCTTTAGCAATCTGTAATAAGTTTGACATAGTTCCTCAAAATTATGCTTTGACCCAAGCAAGGGTTAACTCATCCCAATACCACGCACCTTCAACCGGCATTGGTGTTGGTGCTTGCCAATCAAAATTATCATCTAATAACCAAGATGCGTAAGGCTGTGGTCTGACAAATACATCTGCATTGTGATTGTAAGTATATCCAATGCCAGCATATTGTTTGCGTATATTTCCATTGTAAGAAGTGCGCTTGCAAACTTGTCCTCTTACATTTCCATAAAAAGTTTCTGGATCTAATCCTTCAATCAATTTGGTTTCATCAATACCAGTAATGACTTCAATAACTACATTTTTTTTATTTAAGAAAGCATAGTGTGCCATTATGCAAAACTCACATTCCCTGTGCCAGCAGTTATTGTTGCAACTGTAAATCCACCAGCTGTTGCAGTTGAACCGGTCAAACCTGCACCAATTGTGATTGTTTTGGTATCTGGAAATTTCAAAATAACAACTCCTGATCCACCTGCTCCCCCAGTTCCACCGCCACCACCCCCACCACCAAGATTGACTGTGCCACTTTGTCCAGTTCCGCTATTACCTTGACCACCACCCCCACTACCTCCAGCACCTTGAGCTGATGTTCCAGTTCCTCCACCACCACCTGCACGAGTTATTGAACTGCCTGTAATTGATGTTGCAATACCATCACCACCTGCTCCACCAGTTCCACCGGAACTTGCTGAACCTGTTGCGCCCGCACCACCTCCACCTCCACCTGAATAAGTTCCACCAGAATTTGCAGCACCACCATTATTACCTTGAACTGGACTTGCTGTTCTTGTGCCACCTGCACCAGTTTGTGCACCGCCACCACCAGCTGATCCGCCAGTTCCTCCGGCATTATTAAAAAATGCACCGCCAAAACCACCACCAGTTGAAGTAATTGTTGCGAATACGCTATTTACTCCACTTGCATCTGCTGCTCCACCTGCACCAATTGTGCAAGTATAATTTGTTGCGCTATTCAAAGATAAAATTGTTTCTAAAGTTCCGCCACCGCCTGTGTTATTTACAGTCGAGCGCAATCCACCACCACCTCCGCCACCAGCGTGAAATGATCCACCACCTCCGCCACCGGCAACAATTGTGTAATCAACTAAAAAAGTTCGTGGAAAATTTTGAGCAGACACAACTCCCAGTTTGAGCATTAAGCAATATCTCCAATGCAAAGCCATTCATCAGTTCCAATTTTGACACATGAAATCGCTGAATATTGTGCTCTTGTCTTTGGTGTTGTAGCAGTTGCACCAGTTGATCTAACAGTCACTCCGGCTGCTCCAGAAACTGTGCATTGACCTGCACCGGTTTGAGCAAGGTTAATTGAAGTTCCAGTTGGAAAAGCAACTGAACTGTTTAAAGGTATGGTAATTGCAATTGCTGCTGCGTTTGAGTAAGTAATTAATTTGTTTCTCAAATCTGCTAAAACAAAAGTATCTGAGGTTGTTGATACAGCTCTCAACGTAATTGAAGCAAAAGATGCATCAACGGCATTTCCAATGGTTCTAATGGCTGATGCGCCATCTTTGACCAAATCTGTATCACTAGGAATTGTCCAAGCAAAATTGGTGGTAGTAGTAGGCATTTTTCTCCTTTAGGCGATTATGTTGGCATTATACCAGTCAAGGGTCGCTGAAACAGTATTCCACGCCTCAGCAATAGGCACAGTATTCCATCTCATTGCTACTTGACTAAAATTGACTGGTGAGAGATTTATAGTCAAAAACAATTCATTAAATCTGGTGCTCCAACTCCACCCCTCAACAAATCCTTCAAAACTGCTGTTTTGAAATTGACTGGGCAAATCGGTTATGTGGATTGGCTGACCCATAAAGACACCCAATAAAGCATCTCTGTCAATATCATCAATTTCTGGATTAGTGATTGGGAAAGTAATTGCATCAAATATTGGATATGGTTCTGATCTAAAACTAATATATCGGTCAGCTACTTCTTGAGCATTTGCAGCATCATGGATTACTGAATTAATAGTTTCAGATTTGTATCCATAAAGGGCAATTGATGTTGCATCGTTAGCGGTGACTTGTGATCCAAAATTGTTGCCGTAATTTATGTAGATATCATTTCGAATGTCAGCTGCTTTTGTAATAGTTCTTAAACCTTGCCCAAGAGCAGTATTAGCTGAGATTTCAGTATAACCATTTGCAGTCAAATAAGTTTGTCGATGATCTGCATCAGCATAAGATATGTTGCCCTGATTATCCTCATATAAATAACCCAAAGCACTATTTGCAATTAAAGATGCAATGTTGTAAACAGTATCAGGTTCTGATGCTCGATTTTCCATTTCGAACAATCCGGCTCTATCTACTTCTCCTAACCCAACATTTTCGGCATTTTCCCAAGTTGTAATTGCTTCGTAAGTGTTCCAATCCTGAGCTGCTGCAACTTCATTCCAAATATTAGTTAATGAGTAAGTTAATAATGTATAAATTTGATTGCCATCAAAATCTCGACTTAAGGTGTCATTGTAAATTTCTTTTGCTAATTTAACTATTGCACCCATTGCAAGGATTGTGTAAGAGATGACTGTGTCAATTTGTCCTGTTTGTGCAACCTCAACTGTTATGTCAGTTATGTCGCCGCCAAACAAATTTACATATGTTGCAGAAGTATCTTTAACTTGCAAACTCAAACTGTCATTAATATTGAATGGCAATGTTTGACCAGATAATGCAACGAGGCTTATTTGCAAATAAGATGGGTTGGCTTGCGTATAGATATCATCCCGACCAGATTGGTGAGTTATGTTGCTGATTGCAATGTCTGTGTAATCAACACCGGCAACACTTAGTTGCCAGTCAGGTGTCCAGACTGTCATTATCCGCCCTTTATGCCTGAGTTATACAGCTGTGGAACTGATCTTGATGCGCTTTGATTTAATACTTTTGCAACAGCTCTTGCAGCACCCTCACTATCAATGGCTTGAACTGAAATGTTATTTATTATTGAAGGATTTCCTGCGCCATAAGTAAAATTGGAATTTGGAACTGATGGAGTTTGTCCAAGCATTGAACCAGTCTTTGATGGATTTGGAATATAACCAATATCTGCTCCGAGCTTAATTAGATTTACAACTCGGATTGCTTGGTTTGCAAACTCAACTAATAAACCAATCGCTTCTCTTATGAATGTAATAAATCCTAAAATAATCCCTGATACCGCACCAATAGCTTTGCCAAATGATTCAGCACCTTTTTGAGTTGAAAGCAAAGAATTACTCAAGCCTTCATCACCTGTCAATCCTGCAATAAAACCTTCAATTGCTGGAAGTCCGGTATTGTTCAAATAGTCAATAAATTTTTCAATCTGCGGTAATAGTGCAACTCCAAGACTTTCTTTTGCCTCATCAAATCCAACTTTCAAGCGATCAATCTTTCCTTGAAATGTTTCGGCATTTGTGCTGGCTGCTCCACCATAAAGATCTGAAAGTTTTTCTTGAATTTCTGTAAATGACATGGTTTTGAGTTCAGTTTGAGATAAACCAATTCCCAATCGACCCAATGCGGTTTCTTGACCATCATGGGCTTTGCCTAAAGCATTAGCAACTGTTTCTAAATCCTTTCCTGATCCTTTACTTATATCTAAAGCTAAAGCCAATAATTTTTGTGCTTCAGTTGTGTTTTTTGTAGATACTGCTAAACGCTGCATTGCCGGTCTAAGTTCATCATCAGCAACACCAGTAGCAAGTGAGGTCTTAAGGATATAGTCCTCAGTAGCCTTTATCTGGTCATTAGTTGCCCCTGTGGCAGTCTTTAAGGCATTAGCCAACCTAAGTTGTGCAGCCTCATCCTCTATTGCAGCCTTGACACCATCAACTGCTAATTTAGTGCCATAAGCGACGGCAGCAGCAGCGGCGATTGCAAATGCAGCAGCAGCCTTCTTTCCAAATGCTGCAATCTTTTCGCTATTACTTTCAACTGCATTATCAGCTTGATTAAGTTTGTTTTTAAGATCATCAATATCTGCAAGGATCTTGAGCGATAGCGTTCTAGTATCTCTTGCCATTACGACCACTTATCCAAAATGCGATTATATGCTGCTTCCCATTTGGTAATCAATTCAGGCTGAATTCTGCGAAGCGTTGGGTATATAAACCAACCACGACTACCTCTGCCTTGCCTTCCCGAATATGTAGGGAACTGCTTGAACTTATTAGATCCAAACTCAGAACCACCCCATAGGGTTTGCGTTGT